GGGGTCCACAGTTATTGCATCCCAATGAAGATTCCAGCTTGAAAAGTCGATTACAAGGAAGAGTCGCGCATAAGTATCATCAAGGGCGACATCTGTAACTCGATGGAAGAGTCCTTCTATCTCGTCTTTGGATAGTGTCATTGTTTGGCAAGGAAGGTAAGGGAAGACAAACTCCGATAGGTTGGCTTCGGTCGCTGTGAAGAACATCCTCATCTCAAGGACGAGCATTCCAAACATACGAGCTGCGGTCTTGAATTCTCTTTCTTTTGGGTATAAGGACACAATGAACCAATCAAAAGGAATTTGCCCACGACACACCTGCTGGACAATTTTAAAGACTGATATTTCAGGTTGGTTAAGCATCTCTAAGAGGAGTCTCTTGTGACTCTTAGGGGGAATTCTCTTGTCCCATGTTGCAGCCATGTTGGACCGGTAAAGGGATATCGCCTTATCATCAACCAGGTCGAGGAAATTGATATAGTAATCAAAGTCGAAGTGCTTTGCAAACCGGACATGCCGCCACTCCAACTGGTCATAGCTCAAGAGTGAGATCTTAGTTTCATTGGTGTAAAAAAGGTGATACAACTGAGTTTGTCGTCCTTCGTCGGAAAAGATAAGAGGGGGCCATTCTCCATTCTTCCTGATGTACCCTTCAGTGTACATGTAGCAGAATCGAGACCGTAACCTGGCAACATCAACAGGGCTGGTGTTGACTACCTTACGTGCCTCTTCCTTCACCTTATCTCCTCCGACTGTAGGATCAACCAAGGGGTGGCCAAACATCTTCTGAGTTCCAAATACCTCCACACAATAATCGAGCCTATCTATCTTCCTGAGGATGGATGTCAGCTCATCCGCTAAGTAAGGACTAATCCCGCCTAGATCTTTTTCTTTTTCCCTAATTACAGATGTCATCCTGGTTATCATGAAATCTTTTCCAAGGAGTTCGTCGGACATCCCAGAAATCCAGCTGATTGTGAGCGCTTCTACTTGTTTCCCTATGCCGTACCCAGCGTTTTGGTAGCGGACCAAACACTTGGTAAACCAATCGAAGATTTTACGGAATATATCTGGTAACTCCCTGGTCCCATAGATCTGGTAAGCCGCCACGAGAGCATTAAAGCGTGAGTAATACATATCCTTGAACATCAGGAGCTGATCATAGGAAATTAACCATGATGTTTCGTGTTCTGTAGGTATGATGAGAATCGTCGAGCAATCCGAATACCACGAGAAAAGTGGTGTAGACCCAGGCCGGACACGTGTGTCCGATCGAGACCACCGAGTGGAGATAGAATCCACCATCTTCTTAAGTGTGATCATCCTAGACCATTCCGGAATGGCATTCCGACTAGCTACGCCGATACGGTGGAGCGAGTGTTCAGCCCCATGAGGCAGACCCCACTGGGTGAGACCAC